CCATCTTACTGATAATCATCTCTTTCGCATCAATCAATAGATTCATCATTGTAAAGATGTTTTCTAAGTTTCTCACATTAGGTGCCGAGAAGAACTTCAGTACATCGTCACGCTTACCAATCTGAACAGCCTTACCCTTTTCAGTCGAACGCTTACCAGCTTGTTTCTCATAATACTTATTAATATATGAGATCAAGTCTTTTACATGAGACTTCACATTTGTGACCTTCTCACCATCACGCACTTTAGTGTTGAAATGCGTCTTAACCTTCTGGAGAAGTTCAGGGTTATCCGAAATACTATTGAGTGTAGCTGCGTCTAGCTTCTTGAACATCTTTCCCGTCTGCGAAAGGTATGATGTAATCTTTTTAGTTTCTTTATCAGTGAAAGTCGCCGAGCCAGAAACGTCAGTGAACATAGCATCAACTGACCAAACATTGGGTGTTTTCTTCAGTTTAGAGGCAATCTCCTTACCGAATGTCGCTTTCATATTCTCGAAACTTGTACCAGTATAAGCAGTATGCCAAACGATACCGAACTTTGCTTTGCGTATAGCAGCACCCAATTCAGATTTAGAAGGAACAGAATACACAATGGTATTGGGGTGAAAGGTTGTCACCTTTTCCCCATCATGCGTTTCTGACTTCAAATCCGATTTCCCGAACAGGAAGTCGCCTTGAATAACACCAGTAATCCCAAGTTCAGGAAGATACTTGAGAGCATCCTTTAACTTGACAGAAAGGTCACCGCTAGTATCAGCGTCTACTTCTTCAGGCGTTTTATAGATCTTTGGATTTTTGTTAAAAATGCCTTTCTTCGCCACAAAGAATTTGCCATCTGACGGGTCTGTTCCAGCGAATATAGCAGGAGCACCATCCCATTTAACAGTAGTAGAAACACCCCGACTACTATTGCCAGACAACATGTCACGAAGAGATCTAAGCAGATTAATAGCTTGTCGCGTACCATTTACGCCTCCATTTAGGACAGCATCTTCGAGATGCTCCATATGTGTGTTCTTTTCTTCGATCAAGAATGAGCTAAACTTTTTCATAATTGATTTCCTTCAAACCCCATGGGTATCTCTCCAATCTTGGACCTTTTTCTTGGCATCTGTAAGATTTCTTGACGCTTCTACAGGATGCTTCGGCGTTTTTCCGCTTTTATCAAATATTGTGGGCAGCACCTTCTGAGAACCGTCTTTGTTCATCTTCATGGAGTCCATACCAGACAATCGAATCTCAAACTTGCCATCTGAGGTCACATACTTAAACACTTTCTTATTGCCCGAACCGTAGCCATCTGGAACTTTCTTCCATTTGACCTTCTCTTCTGCCAAGAATTCGCTAAACTTTTTCATATTGTTTCTTCAACCTTTCATGTTCGGCTTTTCGTTCCTTCGCTCGCTTATCAAGGTCTATACCCTTTTTCTTCAAGCGGCTCTTCAATCTTTTCGCGCCAGTCTTCCCTTCGTCAACTAATTCTTCTTTAACTTGCGCTGGTTCTATCATCTTCATTTGTACAGCTTCAGTCGGCTTTATCCCACCACCCTTCCAATCTTTAGGAGTAATGAGAACTCGAGAACCTCTCAACTCTTTAACAGTATAGAGCTCTTTAGCTTCGGCTGGCGAATCAGCAAATTGTTTTTTGATGCGGACAGTATCGCCTTGTTTAATTTGAACTGCTTCTTCAACTTTCTGAGGCTTTTGAGACGCTATCCATTTCACGGCAATTGAATTTTCAGGCGGTTTTTTCGCCCAAGTCATTATGTCTTTGTATGCTTCTAAGGTAGATCTTTCAATATCAGCTTCTTCAGAATTATCAATAATGATCATACGGTTGCGAAACAAACCTTGAAACTTACCGATATTCTTCTGTACATCTTTCCACATCTTCTCTACCAGTTTATCAGGCACAGATCTCGGTCTCATCTTATTGCGTTTTAGAGCAGTTTCTAAATCAGTGTTAACAAATATCATCTTAACAGCATAGCCAAGTTTCCGTAAATCATCAACTTGACCTTTAATCTTATTGTAGTCCTTTCCAGTTCCGTCAATCACCAGACCCAACCTTCCTTCGAGAGTGCGTTGTAATTTCTTACCAGTAAGAGCCTTTGCCGATCCGCGAATCTTTTGACCTTGTGCGGAAGCGATATCCTCAGGAGAAGCAGATAAACCTGCTTTCTTAAGACCTGCCTCAAACGCATCGTCCGAGTTGATCAGTTTAAACCCCAATGCCTGTAGAGCAGTCTTTCCGACTATAAAGGATTTACCCGCTCCTGGTCCACCAGCAAGAAACACTGCTTTAAAGATAGAGGGATCATTTACTCCTTCGGTGAGTTCAGTTTCGTTGACAAACTGGTCAAAGGTTAACATTATATCTCCTAGTACAATTTACAATGTATTGACGAAAAGTCGTTAGTTTTGGTGCTTGAATAGTAACAGCTCTTCAGGATATCTGGTTTACTGTTCAACAGAATCTCAAGGTAATATGTTAGAAACGCACCAGCTTTAAGTGCTATTTCTGAATCGGGGAACGGTGACACCTTATCGACAACCGCTGAATTTTTCAACAACTTCGGTAGAGTGGTGTTCAAGTATTTCATCGGGTCGTTCAATATCTTCTGCTTATCTGACGGAATATCAAAGCCATTTTTAGAGGCAAGGTCTGGGAACAGCTGCGCCGATACAGCACCAAGTTGAACCGCAGCACCTTTCTGGCGACCCTCAAGATATATTCTGATATCTGAGTCTTTAGATACGGTCGCTGCTTTATACCCAACTCTGAGATTGAACCCCTTGATATTGCCATCAGTTTCTAGTATGAAGTTCTTTTGAAACGGATCAAACAATACTCGGCTGACAGTAACATCAACGTCAGGTAGATCTAGAGTTGATACGGTCTGGAACTTACCAGCTTTATTTGCTGAAACCTTCTTCAGAGAAACACCGACAATCTCTTTGCTCTCATACTTATCAGCCATCCAAGCATTGAACTCAAGTAATGACGTGACGTCTTTAGTTTGCGCGATTACTTGAGAGCGGTTCAATGACATGATCCATATGTCAGCAGGGTTCCAGTTATCCTTCAAATCCTTCAGACCGAACTTCTTCGCAAGATTGTATAATATGTTAGAGTCGTTCTTCTCTGAATCTAGATATATTTTATGCTTGGCAAACCCAGTACCCATATTTGCGCTGAAGGCGCGATACTGTTGCTCAAAGTTATGCATCCAGTCAGGGCTGAACGGATACCCAACTTCGTCGGATATCTTCTTGAGATCAATTTTCTTTCTCTTAAATGCGGCTGTGAAATATGCTATAGTTCCGCTTTCTTGTTCGGCTGTAGAAGGGATAGTTACAGCCTCGCCTTTCCTCGGCAACTTACCAGTTCCGCGAATGCCACCAGATGGAGTCAAAGCAACATTAACCAACTTAGAAGAAACGTATTTGTCTCCTGAAGGTGAGAACCCATAGCCAGCTATATTTTTATCTGCTGCTATTTTGGGGATTGCCGCTTTGTCAGTAATTTTGATAACCAATCTAGAATTGGCTTTTCTAAAGTCGTATTTTGGTTCAATATACACAACCTCAGGGTCAACAACTTTCTGCAATCTGTTGAGGAACCTCTTTAACTCAGGATTCATAGTAGAGGGAAGATGCTCAAACCCCAACCACTGCTTAGTGGCTTCTGTCAGATATTCATTAAAGCTGTACACAAAGAATCCCTTAATTCGTAATGAAGTATAATTATACCCTATTTATAAACAAAAGAAAAGCAGTTTAATGACATGCTTAGGTCGAGAGGAAATATACACGCTTGAGAGAGTGAGAGAGGGAGCGTGTATACTATCCCTTTAAGATATACCGCTGAAGTCTCGTCTTCCAGCCTTTTTAGTCATCCACTGCATAGAGTCATCTTCTTTCATGCGCTTACCGTATGTGGTGTTATCAAATACTGGTCCATTATCAACTAGATCTTCTTGGGCAGTTTGCTCAACGTCAAACAGTCTCATCTTAGATCTATCAATACCGACCATAAACCTTTTATGTGTACTTGGGTCGCCATATCGGTTCTTCAACTGCTTGACCATAATTTGACCAAGTTCGTCAAGTTCTTCAGTAACAATCAATGCCGCCATGAAGTCAGCTGTAGCTGGCAGACCAAATGATTCAGAAGTATCGGTCAAATCAATATCGCTGCTACCATATCCGCTTCGGGTAGTTTGTGTTGCCGAAACGATTGGTACATTTTTCTCTACAGCCAAGCCACGTATCTCTTCAGCAATCGCCTTAATCAAAGTGTACGAGTTTATGTTAGAACCAGCTTTCATACGAGACGACATACAGATATTTAGATAATCAATATAAATGATATCAGGGATAAACGACTTCTTGAGTTTCATCTCATTTAATAGGTGACGAAAGTGACCGACCCCAGCAGAGGCAGTTGGATATTCCTTTACCACCAACTTGCCAGCGGTCTTTCCTTTGACTCGTTCAATCTTTTTAGTGTACATATCCTTAGATAAGTTCTTCAAAGAATCTAGTGTAACATTCAAAAGGTTGGCGTCAATACGCTCAGAGATCTTTTCTTCAGCCATCTCCATAGTAATATAAAGGACATTTTTCCCGTCCATCAAATTAGCCGAAGCCATGTGACACATAGCCAAAGACTTACCAGCACCTGTACCAGCCATCAATATGTTCAGAGACTTTCGGGGCAAACCTCCTTGCGTGATCTTATTAAAGTATTCAAGATCAAATGGGATTCGCTCTTCTTTACGGTGATAGAATTCATAACGAGCATCGGCATCTTCTAGGAAATCGTGACCAATGTTCGGGTCGAAGGAAACGCTCAACGCATCAGACAATAAGTCGGGAATCGCGCCCTTGTCTCTCGCCTCATCACCAGAAGAATCTAGGATAGAGATACTGTCCATGATAGCATTATAGACAGCTTTTTCTTGACAGAACTTTTCAGTTGTTGTGATCAACCAGTCCTCATCTTCAGGCTGGTCGATATCGAGTTGACCTATGTAATCAACACAATCGCCAAACTCCTTATCATTAAGAGTACTAGATCCATCTAACTCTATCGACAACGCTTCCTTAGTCGGAAGGGTGTTGTACTTATCTACAAACTTGTCGATTTGCTCATAGACCGTCTTTTCGATACGGTCGCTAAAATATTCTGCTTTCAGGTATGGGAGTGTTCGTCTCGCATAATTCTCATCATTCAGCAGGTGCTTCAGTATTACTGTTTCCGTTGCCATCTTTTTCCATCTCTCTCAAATTTTCTTCAATAATCC